GGCATTAGAAGGTTCTGAATTTTGTGCTCAAAAGGCTGGTGATAATCCAGAAACTTATGTTCCAAAAATGCCAAATAACTATGGAGGTGATGATAAAGCACAATTATTAATAAAGTCTGATAGAGTAATAATTCAAGCAGGAGAAGGAAGAGACAAAGAGGTTGGAGATTCCATCTTTTTAAATGCTAAAAAGTCAATAAGTCTTTCCGGCAAAGGATCAATACATTTGGACTCGGATGGCCCAGTTATAGTTAATAGTGGAGATCAAATCCATCTTGGATTGGGCTCATTAGAACCAGCCGTATTAGGAGATCAATTAACAAATTTTATGACTGAATTTTTGACAGGCTTGATGGCTGGGGATCTAGCAACTCCAGTTGGTATAGGCTTATTTGGCCCTGGGGCACAACAAACATTTAGTGATTTATTAGCAAAATTACAACCAGAAGCACCCGGAAACTTTCTATGTAAAAAAGTAAAGGTTGAATAATGCCTATAATATGGAAAAACTCTTTTACAATTCAGTTTATAATTGCTTGCCTAATGGGTAGAGTAAAAAGCCCACAAACATTTGCAAGGGTGATGGCTGAAAAATATGATTTATCCATAAAGTCTGGATTTGGAATGGTAGGGCTACCACCAGTTCCGTTTCCAACAGGGAAAAAGCCATTATTAGAAATTGCAATTTTAATTGGAATGTTAGAGCTTTTATTAATATTAATAAAAATATTTAAGAAAATAAAAGGCTCCTCAAACAAAGAGGCAATATCTGTAAAAAATAATTTGGCTAAAAAGGTTGAAGAATTTAATAAAGAGCTATCTAAATTAAAAGGTGTATATGCAGATAATATAAAAGATCTTGTAGAAACACTTAGCCCTGCAGGGGATGCTGCAGGAGTTTTATCTGTTGATCTATTGGGAGATGAAAATGCTGGGTATTTTGCATCTGTAAAAAGGGATAAAAATAATAAATGTGAAAAATCTTTTTTAGTCCCACTACCCTATTTATCCACTAATGACTTTGATGAAATAAAGACTGAATTGGCCAATGATAATATAACAAAGAAATTAAAGGACAAGATTAAAAGTTCAGCTGAAAAGGTTTTTGATTTAAACTCTAATCTCATTGATGACTTTAATAATAATGCAAAAGATTCTATTGGAGCTGCAATTGATAATGCTATGGATAGTAGCCAAAATTTAGACCTTAAACCAATAATAAAAAGGCTAATACTAAATTGGTTAAAAGGATTAAGCATTTTTGCAGTGATTTTGATGATTCCAAAAATAATTAAAACAATGGTTACGGCTTTAACAGTACCAATAACAAAAGCTCTTAAGTTTATTGCTAAATTACAAAAGGCTATAGCTTCACTTTCTACACTAGGAGAAGAAGAGAGAAGGATTATGATGCAAAGTTTAAAAGCAGTTCTTACTTTAACTATGGCATCATTAACTATATTTAAACAAAAGCTAATTGAAATACCAAAAAAAGCACTTGCAATATTTAAAATAAACCCTATAAAGTTTTTAGCATTTCCAAAACCAGATCTTAAACTTAATCTAAAGCTGGCATTAATATGGTTAAAAAAGAAAGAGATAAATTTAGCCACAAATGAGACAGCAATATTACAAAAAAAGTCTAAACTTAAAAGCGATAATAAAAAGCTCAATGATATAAAGGCAGCTGTAGATACTGCTATTGAAGAGGCAGTCCAAAACCCACAATCTGGAAATCAATCTCCGGGCCAACAACCACTTCTTTCTGATGTACAATACGCTCTGGCAGAAATATTAAAATGCAAACAAATTTCAGACGGAGATAAACAGGAGATATTAAATTCTCCTACTAATCTAGCAGCTCTTTCTGCAGTAAAAGATCAGTCTACTGATACTAAAAATACTATTGATGCATTAGATAAAAAATTGGAAGCAATAAAAAAAGATAAAAATCACTTTGCTGGATTAGCAAGAAAATATTCTCACGACTTATCTGGAAAGGGTTCTGATTTAAATGTAAAATTATTTAATACAGCACTCAACGTTGGGTTATTGGCATACTGGATAGGAGGGGTTTGGCCGGCTGCTCCAGGAATCGCCACAGTAATATTTCCAGGAGTACCCCCTTTGTCTTTAGGGATGAATGTAAGCTTTCAAGGCCCAAAAGCATTTTTTGGATCACTAGAAAAAATATTTATGGCACATGCCGCAACAGTTGGTGGGATTTTTACAGTCCCAGGAACTCCACCAATAATTACACCCTGGGTAGGATATTATTAAATAAAAATTTTATCTGAAATATTTATTAATAAAAAGATAAGGATATTATGAAAGTTTCTGAATTTACAAAAATATTAAGAAAAGTTATTAGAGAAGAGGTGAGAGCAGCTATTAAACAAGAGCTCAAAGAAGCCTCAAAAAGCAAAAAGCCAAATCCAATAAAGTTAATTAATCATGGATTAGACTTGCATGAAAGTGTAGAGAAATTTGAAAAGAAAAATTATGCTAAGAATAGTTTATTGAATGATGTTCTAAATGAGACTGCACAAACTGAAAAGCCAATACCAACAATGAATGCTAGTACATATACATCACAAGATGCACGAGGAGGGATAAGAAGTAAATTTCAGGAGGCAATGAATCCAGATGCAGATTTTGGATCTTCTAATGGAAAACCTACTGCTGCAGAAATGATCCCCGATGATAAAAAGCACGTACAAGTTCCAGATTATATACAAAAAGCACTAACAAAAGATTATTCGGGATTGGTTAAAGCAATGGAAAAGAAAAAATAAGGAGTCTAAGCTTTGCCAAGAAGAAAAGAAGAAATATTAAACCCATTAGATCTTGAAACTGATGTTGCTGTTGGAGTTGCACTCCCATTAGCTAATCCTATTGGAGGAGGCTTTGCATTAAATTATACAACAATGGATCAAGCAAAAACAAATCTTGTATCTTTGTTAAAGACTAATCAGGGAGAGAGATTTATGCAACCAACATTTGGAGCAGATATTCATAGTGTTCTTTTTGAACAAAACACAGATGAGCTTGTTGATAAACTAAGAAATAAAGTAGAGGAAGCTATAGAATATTGGTTACCGTATGTTTCAATAAGACACTTTGATATTTCAAGATATGAACATACAATTCAGATGGATATGAGCTTTATTATTAATGAAAATGAGTGGGATGAAGGGCAAATAACCCTGAAGTATGCAATCCCAGAAAGCTCAGTATAAATTGTAGGGAAAGAAATGTCACATTTAACAAATACAAATAGTACTGCACCGGTATCAAAGGAAGTAAGATATCTTAATAAAGACTTCGCACAATTTAGACAAAGTTTAATAGACTTTTCTAAAGTTTATTTCCCAAATACATATAATGATTTTAATGAGTCAGATCCCGGAATGATGTTTATGGAAATGGCTTCATATGTGGGAGATGTTCTTTCATATTATTTAGACAGTCAATTAAAAGAATTAATTTTATCTACTGCAGAAGAAAAAGCCAATGTTATACAAATAGCACAAACATTAGGCTATCAACCAAAAGCATCAGTTGCATCTGTAGTAGATTTAGATGTATATCAATTATTGCCTGCAATAGGTGCAGGAACATCCATAAGGCCAGATTATAAATATGCCCTTTCTGTGAAGGAGTCAATGGGTGCTACATCTACAAATTCTGATGGGGCATTTAAAACATTGTCACCAATAGACTTTAGCTTTTCAAGCTCCTTCAATCCAACTACAGTTACTGTATACTCAGTTGATGGAAATGGTTCACCAATATATTACCTAATCAAAAAAACTGTTCATGCTCAGGCAGGTACTCAAAAGACTGAGACATTTAGTTTTGATGAACCAGAAAAATATCAAAAATTATTATTAGATGATCCTGATGTAATTTCTATTGATAGTGTGATAGATTCTGATAATAATACATGGCATGAAGTAGATTACTTAGCTCAGGATACTATATTTTTAAGGAAAAAGAATATTCAGGAAAATGATCCAGATCTTTATCAATATCAAGTTACTGTACCCTATTTGCTTAAGCTACTTAAAGTACCAAGAAGATTTATAAAAAGATTAAGATCTGATAATAAAACTGAATTAAGATTTGGTGCAGGAATCAGTGATGGTCCAGATGAAGAGTTTACTCCCAATCCTGACAATGTAGGGTTACCATTAGTAACTGGGACAAGTAAGCTTACACAAGCTTGGGATCCTTCAAACTTCTTATACACAAAGGCTTATGGACAATGTCCTCAAAATACTACTCTTACAGTAACATATACAACTGGAGGAGGTTTAAGTTC